CCATGTGCTCCGCAATGCGGAGCTCATTTAGGCTTTTCTCAATCTGAACATGAGAAGCGGATGCTCGCTCGATAACCTTATGCCAGTGTTTACCTTTCTTAGCCATGGCGAAGAAGGGTAGATTGGGAATTATTGTCCCACAGAACTGTGCGATCACTCGCGACAGTTCTAACATTGGTCCAAAGACGTGCTCTGTACGAACCGGCTTCTTCCATTGTTTCTTCAAGGCCCTAGCCTTAGCTCTTTCAAGGTTATCTCGACTACTGTTGTAATCGAAATTCCAAGAAATGCTATGGTTTAGGTCCAAGGAGAGGACTTTGGGAGTCGACTTCAACTCTATCCAGATCTCTAAGAGATCCCGAAGAGTTCGGTCACCGGATTCACCGATAACGTGATAGTATAGAGATGAGTGCTCTACAGGAAATCTGCGGTCGATTCTATCAAACTGCAACCAAAGCTCAAAGAGACCTTTCAGCCACCTCATATTTTGTCGATTAAGACAATATAGGAAGTACTGCCAGGCCACTGGAGACATTGGAGCAGTTATATACGGCGTTAGACCTATATTCCGACACTGTTCGATAACAGCATCGTAATATTTGTTCGCCCCGTCTAGATAGCGTCGCAATTCCTCAGGACATTCCGGGAACTGATTCCTCATTCCCGCAATGTGAGCTGCAAAAGCTGAGTTTTGCCCAAGAGTTGGCTCCGCGAAACGACTAAACATGGAATTTTCCTTGCTTGGTCCTTCTTGGAGTACAATCTTAGGCAAGTCACGCTCAAACAGGTTCTTGAACGCTTCCCTAATCTCATTTCTGAGACTTTGTTGAAGACGCCAACTGAGGTGCCCGGCTTGTAGAGTATCGACCATGATCTCCCGAATTTTCGGGATATCCTTATCTGGGATAACGTTAGTTACCCATTTAAGAATGGAAGATATACACGTTTCCTTTATATCACTAAGTGAATTAAAGGGATTGTGTAGACAATACTCTATGAGTCTCAGCACCGATGAAGTTCGGCGTCCAGACAGCTCTGGAGAGACTATAGTCCACTGTGGTTCAGTGACCACCCTTCTAAGAAGGGCTGGTGTGCTCAGCGGTTTCCCCAACCTTGAGAGGATTCTCTTGGCGAATTCAATCCGTTCCGTCCATGTTGAACATGCAAGTTCTTCACGGAAAGAGATAGGACTGACGTCACCTTGAGGGATAAATCGTCGGTTTGCAAACTCAAATGCATTCTGCTTAGAGTGCAATGACTTAGCAAGTCCGATGATTATTCCAAATGTGGTACAGATCTCCTGGTAAGAAGTAGCAACTTCTTCCCTAGAGGCTATATCCACGTCGTCTCCCAAGATAAGGTAGTCCGTAAACCAAACAGCTTTTCCAGTCGCCTTATACGCGGCAAACTGAACTAGTGAGTGGTGAACGAACGCCATTGAGGCCCAGGAACTAAGTGCCCCCATCGGCTGTCCGGTACCGTACCGCACAGTCATGGAGGGTAACAGTTCTTTGTCGGGACCGAACCGAGGAGGCAAGTGCCAATCTCGATCTACGAGAATTCTGGCCCATAACTGCGTTCTTGTTTCTCCCATCTCCGGCTCTTCCCCATCTGAGATGAGGAAGTGCTTGAGAAGCTCTTTGTAAAGAGTAAGAGGAATAAGATCTGTTGCCGATTTAAGGTCGAACGACCAATGAGGGCTAAGCCCTCTCTGGTAATACGACTGTACTATCCCATCTTGATCGAACGTGGCATCCTGAGGGATTCCACGCAAGATTTCGAAAAGGTAGTCATGAATCGGTTTCAGCGCAGCCTGGGTCCAGTAATCGCAAATCGCGACGACACGAACCTTCCCGGCCGGCTCGTCAATAGTATGCAATCTACCAAGGATCGGACCTCCATTAGCTTGATAGGCTAAGCTCGGTCTTACAGCTTGTAAGATGCGACCGATCGTGAGAACTGAGTGCCACGGAGACTCTTTGTCTCCAGTGTCACCTGGTAATCCCGGAGGAAGAAACTGGTGCTCAATTTCTTGAGCAAGCAGATTCTCCTTCAT